TTCAATCTCCATCAGATGCTAAGCGCATGTTTGACAATAAGGCGCTGAAGAAGCTTGAAATATGGCATACGGCCGGAGACGGGCATGCTCTTGATGCAATACGACACGGTCTTTTGGCAATAACTAAGGACGGGTGGATTCCTAGAGCTTTGTTACAATAGATACTACAGAAAAAAGTGCGCAGTGTGCACACTTTGCTCCTTAGTATGTGATACAGTGATGATTACTCAACGACGACAAGAGGTTTTCAGTGGCGGTTCACGTAGAACTAAACCAAGACGACTCAGCAATCTACATCTCCGCTGAGTGGCGATACAAGGAACTGTGCAAGAGTATCCCGGGTGCCACGTGGGTGGCAGCAGAGGGAGTATGGAAGGTGCCAAAGAGCTGGGCGTCGTGTCTTGCTCTGCGGTCAGTGTTTCGCACCGATCTCCAGATCGGACCACGTCTAACGGAGTGGGCGACGTGGGAGCGCGCCACTCGAGTAGATCCCTGCAACCTCCTCCGCGAACTTGAGGCTCCGTCTGAAGAACTGGGCTACAACGAAGATCTTTTTCCTCATCAGAAAGCAGGCGTCGAGTTTCTTTCAAAGGCGAGGCGCGCTCTGCTTGCTGACGAGCCCGGGCTGGGCAAAACAGCGCAGGCGATTCGAGGGCTGAAGAAAATCAAGGACGATGGAGAAGAGGTCTTTCCGGCGCTCATCGTCTGCCCGAACACTCTTAAGAAAAACTGGAAGCGTGAGTTTGCTCTGTGGTGGCCTGAGGTAAACGTCCAGGTGATCGCTGGGTCGGCGACTCAGCGGCGTAAGCAGTTCGACGACAGCGCCGACGTCTACGTAATCAACTGGGAGTCCTTGCGGTCTCACTCAAGACTCGCGCCGTACGGATCAGTCGCTCTTGCTAGGTGCGTCGAGTGTGGCGGTCACGACGATAAGGTAAGTGAAAATCGCTGCGAGGTTCACGAGCGTGAGCTAAACCGCATTGAGTTTAATGCAGTAGTTGCTGACGAGATCCACAGATCTAAGGATCCGAAGAGTAAGCAGACAAGAGCGCTGTGGTCGGCAACTGGCAACGCTGACATCAGATTCGCGATGACCGGCACTCCAATCGCCAATGACGTCTTGGATTTTTGGCCGATTCTGCATTGGATCTCGCCCGAGGAGTGGCCAAGCAAGACTCGGTGGATCGACCGCATGGTTGACACGATGCTCAACGCATTTGGTGGCATGATGGTTCTTGGCGTCAAGCCACACATGCGCGACGAGTTCTACGCAGCAATCAACCCTCGAATGAGAAGAATGCTCAAGGAACGCGTGCTCCCGTGGCTCCCTCCCGTGATCAAAGACAGACGTGATGTTGAGATGTCTGCCAAGCAGCGTAAGGCGTACACGCAGATGCAAGAGGTTATGATTGCTGAGCTCGAGGGTGGCGACGCTTTGACGGCGCCAAGCCCTCTCACTCAAACTCTGCGTCTATTGCAGTTTGCGAGCTCATTTGCTGAGATCGATGTCGATGAGATCACTGGTGAGATTCAGGTACGACTCGCTGAGCCGTCGTGCAAGGTCGACGCGGTCATGGACGATATTCAGCACGGCGACTTTGGAGATGACTCCGTCGCGGTGTGCGCAGTGTCACGACAACTCATCGATCTTCTCAGCGCAAGAATGGAAAAGGCCAAGATCCCACATGGCCTTATTACAGGCGCACAGGACGAAGATGAGCGCCAGCAGGCGATCGACGACTTCCAGTCTGGCAGAACTAAGTGGATTCTCTTCACCGCTCAGGCGGGAGGCGTCGGCGTCACACTGACTGCGGCGAGAAGACTGATCATGCTACAGCGGCCTTGGTCACTCGTCGACTATAAGCAGGCTCTCGACAGAGTGCATCGTATTGGCAGCGAGATTCACGACTCTATTCTGATCACTGATTATGTGACAGAAGGCACTATCGAAGAGCGCGTCATTGACGTTCTCGATGTAAAGTCCGAAAACTTTGAAGAGGTTGTGCAGGACAAGGCGCAGCTTCTCAAGATGCTCAAGGGAGAATAGGTTGTCGATCACAGAAACCCCAGTTGAGATTCAGCCAATACGAATCTCAAACTCGGAAATCCAAACGTTTAAAGACTGCCGTCGTAAGTGGTGGTTAAGCTACTACAGACGTCTCCAGCCGAGAACTCAGAGGTTTACAGGTCCTCTCGCGCTCGGTACCCGAGTTCACGCGGCTCTCGACGAGTACTACTCGCAGGGTGTGCCACTTCTTGAGTCGTACGCCAAGTACGTAGAAATCGACAAGCAGGCTCTTATCGACTCGTTCAGAGACACTGTAGAACTCGACACTGAGGCCGAGCTCGGCAGAATCATGCTCGAGGGGTATCTCGAGTGGGTAGAGGAGAACGGTATTGACGCCGAGCTGGAGATGATCTCGACTGAGGAAATCATCAGCATGCCGATGTTCGAGGGCCGAGTCGAGCTTCAAGGAAAACTCGACATGCGCGTTCGCCGCAAGGCAGACGGGGTTCGTCTGTTCCGAGACTTTAAGACAGTCGGCGGATCGTTTGCTGAGTTCGCTAGTCTTGCGCACATGAATGAGCAGATTCTTACGTACATGCTTCTCGAGGCGTACCAAAATAAAGATGGCGAGAGGTGCGACGGTGGCATCTTCACGATGCTCAAAAAGGTCAAGCGCACTGCTAACGCTAAGCCCCCGTTCTACGATCAGATCGAGGTTCGGCACAATCAGTTCACGCTGAGAACGTTTTGGAATCGCATTCACGGTGTGGTGCAGGACATGCTCAACGTACGAGATTCTCTTGACAACGGCTTTGATCCACACTACGTCGCGTACCCAAGCCCAAGTCGAGACTGTAAGTGGAAGTGCCAATTCTTCGCCGTCTGCCCGCTATTCGACGACGGCAGCGCCGCTGAGCAAGCACTAGAGGAGCTATTTGTAACAGATGACCCGTATCGCTATTATCAGACAGAAGAACCGAAAGGTAACTAACACATGAGTGGAATTCAACGATCATTGACTATCATGGTCTATGGTGAGTCAAAGGTTGGTAAGTCGACATTCGCAGTGACTGCTCCGTACCCGAGGCTCATGCTCGACGTCGAGGGCGGACACAGATTCTTGCCGATCAACGTCAAGTACTGGGACCCGATGCGCGAGGAGCCGCCGGTCGCCGACGGCACGTGGGACACATGCGTCGTCAATGTCACAGAATACGACACTGTACTCAAGGCGTATCAGTGGCTGCAGCTCGGAAAGCATCAGTTCAAGTCATTGATCATCGACTCGATCTCAGAGCTCCAGGTAAAGTGCGTCGACAGCATCGCCGGCAAAAATCAAATGCAGATGCAGCAGTGGGGCGAGCTTCTTCGTCACATGGGAGGCCTCCTTCGAGATCTTCGTGATCTTACGATGCATCCCGTGGCGCCACTCGAGGCAATTGTTCTCACCGCAATGGCGAGAATGGGTCAGGACGGCAGGTACCGCCCATATCTTCAGGGCCAGCTCGCTATTCAGGCTCCGTACTTCTACGACATCCTCGGTGCTATCACCGTAGAGTCATTTCCAAACCCAGACCCGACGCAGCCGCCAATCAAAGCACGTCAAATGTACGTTGAGCGTACAAACGACTACGAGGCTGGAGAGCGAGTTCAAGGTAGACTTGGCAAGATCGTAGAGCAGCAGAACCTCGGCGTTGAGTCAATGCTGGACATCGTCTTCGGCCCACGGCCGGATGCAAGCTAATCAACAAGCAACACACAAGGATAGGTGATAAACATGACAAGCCTCAACTGGGGTGACCTCATCAACGAAGCTGGGGACGTTGGCTACGAGCCACTTCCCGACGGCGACTACGACCTCAAGGTCGTGGAGGCAAGTGCCAAGGTGACTCAGACTGGCAAGACGATGTTCGCGATCAAGGCGCAGGTCACCACCGGCGCGCACGCGAAGCGTCTCGTCTGGGACAACCTCGTCGTCACTACCGACAACCCCAACGCACTTGCCATCTTCTTCCGCAAGATGGGCGCGCTGGGCCTCGGCCGTGACTTCTTCTCAACGAGCCCGAGCAACGCTCAGATCGAGCAGGCTCTTGTCGATCGCGCGTTCCGCGGGCAGGTCGGCAGCCGCACCTGGCAGGGTCAGAAGAAGAACGAGATCAAGGCGTATTACTCGGCCAACCCGACGAGCGCTGTCGCAAGCGCTGCGCCGGCTGCGCCTGCCGCTCCGGCGCCCGCTCCGACGCCGCAGGCTGCGCCTGCCCCGCAGACTGCTCCTGCCGCTGCTGAGCCGGTTGCCGCCGCTGCACCCGCTCCCACTGAGCCGGCCGCTGCTGCCGCAGCTCCGCCTCAGGCTCCGTTCTGACGGTAGTAGACTGCCGCCCGCTGACGACGTGTTGGCGGGCGGCTACTCTACTTTAGTTTTTGAGGTAGAAATATGCGAATCTTAATGACAGGGTTTACAGCTCTTCAGATCAATACGGAGAGACGAACGATAAAGAAAATTGACGTGCCAGCGTCAATTGTAGGAGCTCTCGAATCTAGAGGACACTCCGTCGACTGGAGGCGAGTGACCCCCGGCGAGGATCTGTCCATGTACGACGTAGCATGGGTCAACCTTGCGCCACTGAACTCGTTGAATGGGCGCCAGGGCGCTATGGGCGCACTGTACGTCCTCTCGTCTGGTCTGCCTGCCGTCGGTTTCTTCGACGACTGGCAGTTCGCGGCAGTATTCAACGCGTCGCGCGCGCTTAAGCGTCACCCGGAACTTCTCTACAAGTATCTGCTTTCTGGCCCACGAGGCGACGAGGCAGCGACGTACTATTCGTACGAAGATGCGAAGGCCGCGCTTGATCGAGTAGCGGCAAGAAGTCCAGAGGACGCCGCGAAGTGCGGTCTTGGCAGATACTTTTTCAATGACACCGATGAGAACATCAGGCTCTATGAAAATCAACTCGTAGCGGCAGGCGAGTCAATGCTTGCCGAGCGCTGGTCAGCGGGTCTTGTTCCCGCGTGCCCGATGTACGCATTTGGAGATCGGCAGCTCGTACGTAAGCGTATGCCTAAGGAAATGTCAGGCATCGAGGCTCTTGATCCGAGCTCCACTATCTATAACATTCTCGCAAGCAGCGAACCAAAGCCGCCGCAGGAGAAGCAGCGTTCGTGGGTTCTTGGCGCGCTTATGCCGCACGATACATGGTTGGAAAAGAAGAAGCCAGAGTGGCCAGTCGAGATCATTGGCAGTAGAAAGCTAATAAAGAAGTTCGGTGGGCAGAGACTTGACACTGAAGAGGACGTTTTGGCGTTTTACAACAACTACTGGGGCATCTTGTCGCCACCGTACCCTCACGCAGGGAGCGGCTGGTGGCGTAGCAGATTTATGTACGCGGCTAGAGTTCGCTCGATTCTTGTCGTCGACAAGGGAGAAGGAGACCCAGTCGGAGACGCGTACAAGATCACGATCAAAGACGTAGAGAAGATGAGTGACGCCGAACTTGAGCAGACCGCTACAGCTCAAGCGGAATCGCTTCGTCCGTACATGCCAAGCTACGACTCATTTGTTGATCACTGCGACAGGATTGTAAATCGCGCTGTTCGCGAGGACAAGGGTCTGAAGATTCAGCCAGACGGAAGTAGATGATGAAAAACATAGCGATTACTGGGATGACAGCGTCTCAGTACTCAAGATCGCTGAACTCATCATCGCTGAACTTCGCGGGATGCGTTAGTGACGCTCTTCTGCTATGCGGAGAAGACGTTGCTGTCGAGTGGGTTAAGCCTTCAATACACTTGACTAAGGGCGATCTTGAGAAGTACGACGCTGTTCTTGTTGGACTTTCTCCACTTCTCAGTTTGGCATCGCATTGCAGCTACGGGGCGCTTCATGTGATTGATCTACTATCTGACGACAGTAGAGTGCACTTCTTCATAGACGCTCCCGACCCAGCGAAGGTACGTCAAAGTTTAAAGGCAGTAGCTAAGAGCCCAAATGCGCTAGTCAAACCTCTCTACAAGAATAGAAAAGAGTACAAAGAGGTTGTAGGGTCCGAGTCTACCAAAGAAAGATTACTCAAATCTGTTGAGTATCTCGCGTCTGACGTCAACTACACTGTAATGTTCCCGTCTCTGCCATTTGTCGATGATGGAGTAGTCTGTAGACGATTGTTCGGAGAAGACTCCGGCAGGCTTCGCGGGTACAACTTTGATTCTCTATACCTAGAGCAAAAGATAGATCCTTTGGCAGCCGTGGGCGGAGAAAGCCGCTGGATGGTAGAAGGACATAAAACTCGATGGTTTGAAA